TTGACAGTATCGTGCAGGCGTGGGTTTGGCACTATGCTGCGCGTCGCGATTCGCGAGGCGGGCATGTGCGGCAGTCCCTGTTCAACGGGGATGATGGAGTTATCACCTTTGGTGGTATTTCGTCAATCCAGCGCCTGTCAGAGATCCTGCTCAATGATCTGGGTATGCTCGTCAAGATGGACCCCGCAAAGAACCTCATTGCAGATGATCAGGTGAGATTCCTTCAGATGGAACATCACTCTGACTATCGTGTGAATGGTCTCTGTGTCGGGGTACGACCGATCAGCCGTATTTTCACCAAGATGACTGGGTTTGAGAGACGGCTGCCGAAGAAACGTCTTGGGCTGCGTGATGACCTTCCTATTCGATGGAAGGGCGTCTTCAACACCTATCGGTGGCTGCAACAGATGGAGCCGGCCAGGTATCATCCTCGGCTGGATCAGTTTCTGTTGTGGTTTCATGAGCAGGATAGGTCCATTCGTGATGTCCTTGAGGCGATTGCGCGCGGGGACTCCGAGGTGGCCATTGCCTGTCTCATGGTGGGTTCGGGTGATGAGGACGAAATTTTGTCCTTGAAGTCGCTGCGCAACTCCGTGGTCGTTAACCGGCTGCGAGAGCTCTGCGGTGTGTGATGAAAGTCCCACACGGTGTTCCCATGGGGGGTTTCCTCATGGGATTGATTACCTTCATTAGAGCCACCTTTTTCTGGCTCGCTTTTAGGATATTTTATGGCTTCTAAGTCAGCGAGGCGTCGACGGGCTCGGGCCAATAATATGGTTCCGTATGCTCGTATGCGTCCGAATGTGACCGACTGGTTGATTGGTCCTTGTGGCGTCTCTGCGGCTGGCACCGTTAATGCGGGCTATAATACAGCCCCAACGAGCTGGTCGAATGGCGCCAATTCGACTGTTTTGACCAGTGGCAATCCCCAGTCTGTCATGGCTGTGGTTATCGTGCCTTCACCGGCATCTGGTACCCCGTCCATCGGTAAGGCGAGGATTGATGAGATCAGGGGTCATGTTTCCTTCACCAATTTCCAGAATCCTGGTCGCGTTACCATTGCTGTCGCGATCTACGTCTCTGAGAGGACCTCCGGTGTTGCTGGTGGTCTTACATGGGATGTTCGCGATCCGCTCAACACTG